AAGAATGGTGCAAACTATGTAAACAAAGATTTCTACTTGGCAACCGCAGCCGATATTGTTGCAGACCCATCTGCACCTCAAGCCTTTGTACAAGGTATTATGGAAGGTAAAGAATGGATTTGGAATAATGGAATACTTAAAGAAGTAGATGTTGCGGAAATCCAAGAGGATATTGAACGTGGAGTACGTTCAAGAAATGCGAATTACCAAGCATTGGCCTTCGCAAAATTTCTCAAAAAACTGTAAAAGTATAAATATAGTATAATGAGATTAAACATTAAGGAGACTCCCAAATGTCAGAATTAGACAAGACAATTGAGGATTTGGAAGCAGAAGTTACTGCGGAACTTGAAGAAAAGGCAAACGTACCGACTAAAGGTGCTGTTCCTGCTGAAAAAGGTTCTAAGGTTGATGGTGAGGTAGAAGACCTTGGTGCTCCAGTGGTTAAGGGTGATGAGAAAAAAGGCCCAGATGCTGCTAAGAAAGCCAAGAAAGATTCAACTGTACCGTCTGCCGGTGGTGAAACTGCACCCCAAAAACTCAAAGCTGATGCCCATATGGAAGGGTATTCAGATGAAGAAATAAGAGAACTCTGTCATTCAAAAGACCATGATTGTGCAACTGTTGTTGAACATCCTGTATGGGGTAAAGGTAAACCAGTACATGGTTCACACGCAATCCCAACAGATTCTGGTTATGTTGAGTGGTATGACGTTCAATTCAAACATGGTGTTGAAGAGAAGGTCATGGCAGAAGACATGAAAATATCTGTTTCTGAAGCTCATCACAAAGAAGAAGACAAAGAGCCTAAGACCAAAGTAGAACTGAAAGCTGCAATGGACAAAATGATGGCTGGTATGAAAAAAGACCAGATGATGTCTATGTACGCACAGATGCAAAAAGGTCTTGACGCAGATGCTCATGGTGGTGACGATGATGCAGAAGAAGATGAAGCAGATAAAATGGAAGTTAAGAAGGAAGAACTTGACAAACGTATTTCAACAATTACTGTTGAAGAAGATGTCAATGCTCTTGTAGAGGGTGAAGACCTTTCTGAAGATTTCCAGAAAAAAGCTGCAACAATCTTTGAGGCTGCAGTAAAGTCCAAGATTCGTTCTGAAGTAGAACGTATTGAACTTGAAAAGGTTCAAGAAGTTGCTGAAGAAGTAGAAAGCTTTAAAGATGAACTGACTGAAAAAGTCGATTCTTATCTTGACTATGTTGTTAAAGAGTGGATGCAAGAGAACGAACTCGCCATTGACCGTGGGTTAAAAGGTGAAATTGCAGAAGACTTTATCACAGGATTGAAAGCACTCTTTGAAGAGCATTACATTGATGTTCCAGATGAGAAGTATGACATCCTTGAGGGTCAAGCTCAAAAGATTGAAGACCTTGAGTCAAAACTCAATGAAACAATCGAAAAGATGACTGAAATGAATAAAGAGAAATCTACTCTTGTTCGTGAACAGGTAATCGCAAAGGTTTCAACAGACCTCGCTGAGACTGAAAAGGAAAAGTTTGAGGGATTGGTTGAAGATGTTGAGTTTACAAGTGAAGAAGACTTCACCGAAAAACTTAACACCTTGAAGGAAAGTTACTTTCCTAAAACAGTTTCTACCCAAACCATTGAGGAAGAAGTAGATACTGAGAATAAAGAAGTTGACGTTAGTGGCGCTATGGCTGCATATATGTCCGCTATCCAAAAGTCACAACCATACGTTGGTCAAGACTTTAACATTGTGAAAAACGAAAAATAATAAATAGTAATAATAAAACATAGGAGAGAACGAAAATGTTCAATTCAGAAAATCTACAGGAAAAGTGGCAGCCAGTACTTGAACATCCAGATTTGCCTGGAATTCAAGATAACTATAAGCGTGCGGTCACTTCTGTCATCTTGGAAAACCAAGAAAAAGCACTTAGAGAGGATGCTGCATTCTTGTCAGAAGCAGCTCCTGCCAACAACACTGCGTCTGTATCAAATTGGGATCCGATTTTGATTTCATTGGTAAGACGTGCTATGCCTAACTTGATTGCATACGATATCTGTGCAGTTCAGCCAATGACTGGCCCAACTGGACTTATCTTCGCAATGAAATCAAGAATTAACTCTGCTGGTGGTGATGAAGCACTGTTCAACGAAGCCGATACCGACTTCTCTGGTGCAGGCACACACGCCGGTTCAAATCCTGCCATCTTGAATGACTCCCCTGCTGGAACATTCACTTCTGGTACAGGTGATACAACTGCAAATATGGAAGCACAGGGTGACTCTGCTAGTAACGCATTTGCTCAAATGGCATTTACCATTGACAAAGCAACTGTTACTGCAAAGACACGTGCTCTTAAAGCAGAATACACAATGGAACTTGCACAAGACCTTAAAGCAATTCACGGTCTTGACGCAGAAACAGAATTGTCAAATATTCTGTCTTCCGAAATCCTTGCTGAAATCAACAGAGAAGTTGTAAGGTCTATCTACAAGGCTGCAAAGCCAGGTGCTCAGACTGATACTACTAACTCTGGTATCTTCGACATGGACACTGACTCAAATGGTCGTTGGTCTGTTGAGAAGTTCAAGGGTCTTATGTTCCAAGTTGAGAGAGATGCTAACGTAATTGCTCAACAAACTCGTAGAGGTAAAGGTAACATCATCATCTGTTCTTCAGACGTTGCGTCTGCATTGCAAATGGCTGGTGTACTTGATTACGCCCCTGCTCTTAATAACAACCTACAAGTAGACGATGCTGGTAATACTTTTGCTGGTGTGTTGAATGGTCGTTACAGAGTGTATATTGACCCATATGCTGCAAATGCTGCTGCAAAACAGTACTTTATCGTGGGTTATAAAGGTTCTTCACCTTACGATGCTGGTGTGTTCTATTGCCCATACGTGCCACTACAAATGGTTCGTGCAGTTGGTGAAAATACATTCCAACCAAAGATTGGTTTCAAAACAAGATATGGTCTTGCTCAGAACCCATTCTCAACCTCTGATGCAACTGACGTTTCACTTGGTTCAAATGATAACGTCTACTACAGAAGAGTACAAGTGGTCAACCTTATGTAATAATAAGAGTTGGGTCAACCAACCACTTAAAGGGGGAAACTTCGGTTTCCCCTTTTTTTAGCATTATAAATAGTTGTATGGTACAGTTAAACGCACTTTCACGACAACCTACAGAACTAGACTACGCAGACCCAACCAAGTTTAAGTTCAGTATTAACAAACTTCCCAAGGTAGAGTTTTTCACTACCTCATGTAATCTGCCTGGCGTAAATCTAGGTGAGGCAGTATTTCCAACACCATTTAAACAGATTTCTGTTATGGGTGATGACCTTACATTTGAAACACTTGAAATTGGTTTTGTAGTAGACGCAAAGTTAGAAAACTATATTGAACTACACAACTGGTTAGTTGGTATAGGTTTTCCAAAATCAAGAACACAGTTCTCATCATTTAAAAATGCAAATACAGATGCGTTTCCTACACAAGCAGGAAACACTGGTAGTGCAACATCGCCCGGCACACCATCTGGTGTACAAGCCATGTTTGGTGATGCAACACTTACTATTATGTCTGCAAAGAATAATCCTGTTGTTGAGGTAAGATTTCAAGATGTATATCCTGTCTCTATTGGTGCTCTTTCGTTTGACCAACAAGAAGGGGATATAACTTATTTGACTTCTACTGCGACATTCCAGTACAAGTTATATGAAATATTTACATTATAAATAGTTTAAGGATGTGGTTCAATACCCTTGAACACCCACCTAAGACCTTCAAGGTCAATATATCTAACGCAAGGAAGATATGCAATCACATCCCACTTTGATTTGAAGGATATAGTATGGATTTGACAGAACTACAAGAAATGTCTGCTAAAGACTTAAAAATTGATGACCAACAACTGGACATCGAATCTCTTAAAACGCCCGAACTCTACGGCAAGTATCTCAAAATATTTACACGTTGGAACTTGTTACTAAAACAAGTTGAATCAAAACACCGCACTTTATACAGGGAAAAGTGGGAATATTATAGTGGCAAATCAGACCCAGAAATTTACAAAGAAAAACCTCTTGACCTAAAAATACTTAAACAGGATGTACCCATTTATCTGGAAGGTGATAACGAACTTATAGAGTCACAACACACTGTGGAGTATCATAAGGCAATGGTAGACCATGCAGAGAAGATGTGCAAGATGTTAAACAATCGTGGGTTTCAAATTAAAAATGCGATTGATTGGAAAAGGTTTATGGACGGTTCGATATGAGATATGGTAAACCACACATTACGGAACGTATTGGCGCAAAAGATATCTTCAAAACTTTAAGACACGTTAGTGGTGAGTTAGAGGATGCAAAAATTGTAGGTGCGAGTGGTCATGTCTCTAGAAGTACTAAGATTGCTTGGATTAAAAATAAAGAAATTTTATCTATGTTTATGACATATGCACAGGTAGCAAATAAAAATGCTGGATGGAATTTCAATATTGATATGATTGAACCTTTGCAGTACGCAGAGTATTCAATTGAAGATGAGTTTGGTTGGCACGTTGACCAACATAATAAACCCTATTCTGATGGTAGGGTTAGAAAGATTAGTTTCTCAGTATTTTTGAATGATGAGTTTGAGGGTGGTGAGTTTGATATAGAAACAGGTAATCCAAAAGAAAAAGTTAGATATCAAACAATCAAAGGAAAACCAAATCATGCGTTTTTCTTTCAGTCTGACTATTGGCACAGAGTAAGACCAATTACAAAAGGTGTACGCAAAAGTTTAGTTGGGTGGGTAGTTGGCCCTATGTTTAAATGATTATATCAAAGAAGAATGAAGTATATTTAATCGTAGAAACAGACAAAGGTATCGCAAGAGAACTTTCAGATTTTTTTACATTTGAAGTGCCAGGGGCAAAGTTTATGCCTCAATATAGAAATCGTATGTGGGATGGAAAGATACGATTATTCTCAGTGCAAACAGGTGAAATATATTTTGGACTTTTACCATATATAGAAGAATTTGCAAAACGCAATGAGATTGATATTAATTATAAAGAAGGAGTAAAAGATGAACAACCCATACAGGGAATGGATGGATTTGTTGGAAGAGTGTCACCTCAGTCCAAGGGAAAAGCTTTGGAGATTCGTGATTACCAGATGGACGCATTTACTCATGCAGTCAGAACAAATCGTAGTTTGCTTCTTAGTCCTACTGCTAGTGGTAAGTCGTTAATAATTTATCTTCTTGCAGTTTGGTATGCAATGAAAACTGAAAAGAATATTCTTATTCTTGTTCCTACAACATCTTTAGTAGAACAAATGTATACAGACTTTGTTGATTATGGATTCAAAGAATCTATGATGCAAAAGATATATCAAGGATACTCAAAGAATATCACAAAACCTGTAACAATATCTACATGGCAATCTATCTACAAGATGCCTAAAAAGTGGTTTGAACAATTTGGTTGCATCTTGGGAGATGAAGTTCACATTTTTAAATCAAAGTCACTTACAGGTATCATGAATAAAATGACACAATGTAAGTATCGTCATGGGTTTACAGGTACGTTAGACGGTACGCAAACACATAGGTTGGTATTAGAGGGTCTATTTGGTTCAGTAAACAAAGTAACAACATCTAAAGAGTTAATGGATGCTGGTACACTTGCAAAACTTAAAGTTGATTGTCTTGTTCTTAAATATCCAGAAGCCGATTGTAAATATATGAAAGACCAATCATATGCAGATGAAGTTGACTTAATTGTTCGTGATACAAGAAGAAATAAATTTATTATAAGGTTGACAAGAGCACTAAAAGGTAATACATTAGTACTATTTCAGTTTGTCGAAAAACATGGTAAAAACTTACACCTAATGATGACTGCAAGTGCTAGATTAAATAAACAGTACGACAGAAAAATATTCTATGTTCATGGTGGTACTGATACACAAACAAGGGAGGATATTCGTGCAATCACTGAAAAAGAAAATGATGCGATTATTATTGCATCCTATGGCACTTTTTCTACTGGTATTAATATTCGTAATCTGCACAACATCGTGTTCTCTAGTCCTTCCAAAAGTCGTATCAGAGTTTTGCAGTCAATCGGACGAGGGTTGCGAATTAACAGTAATAAAGTTTCCGCTAGATTAATAGATATAGCAGATGATTTTACCTATAAGGGAAAACAGAATTTCACATTAAGACATTTCATGGAACGAATAAATATATACAATGAGGAAGAGTTTGACTATGATATCAAACAAATTTCTATAGATAAGGAAGACCATGACACAAGAAACTAAAATTCTAAAACTTTCTAATGGTGATGAGATTATAACAGTGATTAGTCAAGCTGATAAGTCAAGACCATATATTGAAGTAAAGAATCCACTACAGGTAAATCTATATCCAAAAGCAACTGGTGGTGGTTTTGTTGAGAGCATGGCACTTGCTCGTTGGTTAACTGTGAGTGAAACACAGATTGCAAATTTAAACAAGAGTAGTATTGTTGCTATATCAGACGCATCTATTGGACTTAAAACATTTTATGAACACTGTGTACGCAAGATGAAACTTGCTGAAGAGGGTGGTAGAGATTGGGAAGAACCAACTGAAGAAGATTTAGCAAGGTTAGAAGAAGAAGAGAATGAGAATATCATTCCATTCCCAAAACCAGATACAGATACGATTCATTAATGTATTCTCAAACCCAGCATAGAGATATTACCCCTTTGTCAAGGGAAAGTCAAGACATTTTTGAAATTTAATTACTACTTGACATTTGCAGTATCAATTGGTATAGTGTATCTAAATTATGGGAAAGACTCATGGCAGAAAAAAAGAAAAAACCACATTATGTGAATAACAAAGAATTTCTACAAGCAATGGTGGAGTGGAAGGCAAAATGTCGAGAGGCAGAAAAAGCAGGAAAACAACAACCACCTATTACCAACTATATTGGTGAATGCTTTCTAAAGATTGCAAATCATTTATCGTACAGACCCAATTTTATCAACTACACATATAGAGATGAAATGATATCTGATGGTATCGAAAACTGTTTGCAATATGTACACAACTTCAATCCAGAGAAATCAAACAATCCATTTGCTTATTTTACACAGATTATATACTATGCGTTTCTTAGACGTATTCAAAAGGAAAAAAAGCAGTCTCATGTAAAAAACAAACTGATTGAGAATATGACAGTAGACGAAAGTTTGATTGATGGTGGAGATGATAACTTTGATAATCCATTCGTAGATTATCTTCAAAAGAACTTCTTACCAGAAGAAGATGTTTACAAACCCAAGAAGAAAAAAAATAAACCAAAAGGATTAGAATTATTTTATAATGAAGATAGCACTGATAACTGATACTCACTTTGGTGCTCGAAATGATAGTCTTGCGTTTAATGACCACTTTTACAAGTTTTGGGAAGAAACTTTTTTCCCTTACTTAGATAGAACAGGTATTGACACGATTATTCATTTGGGCGATGTATTTGATAGACGTAAGTTTATCTCATACAAAATTGCTAAAGACTTTCGTGAACGATTTATAAAACCAATCGTTGATAGAAATATCAATATGCACATGATTGTGGGAAACCACGATACTTACTACAGGAACACAAACGAGATTAATTCATTGTTTGAATTACTTGGTGGGCCTGGTGATGAAAGATATCCAAACATAAAATGTTATGACCACCCATGCACTGAAGAGTTTGACGGTGTAGGTATTCACTTGTTACCTTGGATTAACGAGAGTAACTATGAATCTGTAATGCGTGGTATTCAGATGACTTATGCAGACATTTGTATGGGTCACCTTGAGGTCAATGGATTTGAAATGCATGCCGGACATTTTTGTGAGGCAGGATATCCAAAAGAAATGTTTAGAAAGTTTGACACTGTATTTTCTGGACACTTTCATAAGAAGTCAGATGATGGGCATATCTATTATCTTGGTAATACCTATCAGATAACTTGGAGTGACCATAATGAAACAAAAGGATTTCATGTCTTTGATACTCACACTAGAGAGCTTGAGTATATTCAAAACCCACATAGAATATTTGATAAGATTTACTATGATGATACACAAACTGATTATACAAAAATTGACGTAGAGCAATATGAAGATAAGTACATAAAGTTGGTTGTAGTAAATAAAAAAGACTTATATGGTTTTGACCAATTTCTTGATAGACTGCTCGCAGTTAAAACACATGAAGTAAAAATTGTAGAAGACTTTTCTGAACTAAATGCAGAGAATGTTTCTGATGAGATTATAGAAAATGCACAGGACACAACTACGTTACTAGAACGATACATTGATGAACTGGACGTTGATATAGATAAAAACAGATTGAAAAGTACTATGCGTACTTTATATCTTGAAGCAAGTGATTTGGAGATTTAAATGAAAGAATTTATTTTTGTAGTAACAATGTGGGGCATTGGTGGTGATGGTGCAGAGAATTATATAGGACAAATTGCACTACAACAGCCCTTTTCAGAACCCCAGTGTGAAAAACTTATGGATGAAAGTATGTGGAAATCTACATATGAAAATGAATATTATTTTATGAGAGGACATTGCTTTCCAAAGGAATGTTCTGGTAAGGAGAAGTGTGATTGATTACTTTTAAGTATGTAAGATGGAAAAACTTCCTATCGACAGGTAACACACTTACCGAAATACAGTTAGATAGGAATCCATCGACTTTGATTATTGGTGAGAATGGTGCTGGTAAATCCACTATTCTTGACGCATTATGTTTTGGACTGTTTGGTAAACCATTTAGACAAATCAGCAAAAACCAACTTATCAATACAGTCAATTCTCAAGGTACAATTGTTGAGATTGAATTTGAGACACAGAATAAAAATGTTAAGATAGTTCGTGGTATCAAACCAAATACATTTGAGATTTGGGTAGATGGTAATATGATAAACCAAAGTGCAAACGCAAAGGATTATCAAAAGCATCTAGAACAACAAATCTTAAAGTTAAACTATCGGTCATTTACACAAGTCGTGATTCTAGGGTCATCGACATTTATTCCTTTTATGCAGTTAAAGTCACAGGCAAGAAGGGAAGTTGTAGAGGACATTCTTGACATTAAGATATTCTCACTGATGAACTTAATTCTGAAAGGTAAGGTGAAATCTCTAAACGCAGATATCAGTGAGAACCAATACCAAGTAGACTTAAATAGAGAAAAAGTAGGATTACAGGAGAACTACATTGAGGATATTGAACGGAATAAGGACACTCTTTTATCTCAAAAGGCAACTCTTAGAGATGGTAATGAAGAGGAAGTGTTCACTCGTAAGGCAGAGGCGAACAGAATCACGGAAGAGAACCAGACCCTTCTAGACGCAATGTCTGGTGAAGATGGTGCTATTGAAAAACGTGACAAACTAAAAGATATTCAGTTTACACTGAAAGACAAACACAATCGACATGAACAGATGATTTCTTTTATGGAAACCACAGAGGTATGTCCAACTTGTGAACAGTCTATTAGTGAAGAATTTAAGGCCAACACTATTGCACAAAGAAGTGAACAGGTCAAGGATTTAACTGAAGGGTTACTTCAAATGAAGTCGGAGATGGATAAGGCAACCGCAAAAATCAAAGAGTATAAAGATATTGCAAAGGCTATAAATGATAATTCTATCAAGCTTGCAAAACTGAATAGTGGCATCACAGAATTAGAAAAGTTTAATGCAACACTGACTGAAGAAATACGTCAATTGGAAAGTGGAGATGTTACGAAAACAGACTATGAAAAACTTGACAATCTCAAAAAATTGTGTTATAGTTTAGAAACAACCAAATCAAAATTAAAAGAAGATATGGTATATTTTGATGTTGCGAGAAACTTGTTACAGGATACTGGTATTAAGACTAAGATTATCAAACAGTATTTGCCTATTATGAATAAATTGATTAATGGTTATCTATCATCTATGGATTTCTTTGTCAACTTTAACATTGACGAAAACTTTAATGAAACAATCAAATCAAGATTTAGAGATGTGTTCTCATACGCAAACTTTTCAGAAGGTGAGAAGATGCGTATTGACCTTGCACTACTTTTTACATGGAGAGCAGTTGCAAAGATGAAAAACTCAACAAATACTAATCTGCTTATACTAGATGAAATTTTTGATAGTTCGTTAGATGCAACAGGAACAGATGATTTTCTAAAGATTCTAAACACGTTTGAAAAGGAAAATGTGTTTATTATATCACACAAACAAGATATGTTGATTGACAAGTTTAGAAGTGTGATTAAATTTGAGAAGGTGAAAAACTTTAGTAAGGTGGCATAATATGAATCAGAGTGAAAGATTTTTTGAACTATTAGAAGACATGAAGAAAACACACAATGCAAAACGTCATGACTATGCAAGTGTAGAAGATGTGTTTGCAAACTTTAGAACTTGTGAGATGGCAGGCATCCCAGCATGGAAGGGATGTTGTGTTCGTATCGGAGACAAATTTAGTCGCATCATGGGATTTGCAAAGAAAGAAAAACTAGAGGTCAAGGATGAGAGTATTAAAGATACTTTGATTGATATGGCAAACTATGCTTTGATTGCACTAATTCTTTATGAGGAAGAGAATGATAATTAATGGTGATTGCATTGAGGAAATGCAGAAATTAATTGATGATGCAGTACAGGTTGATTCTGTTGTTACAGACCCACCATATCATTTGCAGTCTATCGTAGATAGATTTGGTAAAGAAGGTTCTGCACCAGCTCAATATGGAACTGATGGTGCATTTGCAAGAGCATCAACTGGATTTATGGGTAAAGAATGGGATGGTGGAGATATTGCATTTCGCAAAGAGACATGGGAACTTGCACTGAAACTTTTGAAGCCAGGCGGTCATCTACTTGCATTTTCTGCCTCTCGTAATTATCACAGAATGGCAGTTGCAATTGAAGATTCTGGTTTTGAGATTCGTGACCAGATTATGTGGATATATGGAAGTGGATTTCCAAAGTCACACAATCTTGGTGATGGTTGGGGAACTGCTCTCAAGCCTGCACATGAACCTATTGTGATGGCAAGAAAGTTTATTGAGGGAACAAACAAAAATAACAGAGAAAAGTATGGAACTGGTGGTATTAACATTGATGAGTGTAGAATAGAAGGTGAGAAACAAACAAGGGATAGTAGTCCAGTTATGAATGGTGGTAAGTATGGACAGAACCAAAATGCAGAGAGAAAAAAAATTAGTCCAGATACAAAAGGTAGATTCCCTGCCAATGTAATCCATGATGGAAGTGAAGAAGTTTTAAGTGGATTTCCAAATGCAAAAGGTTTTGTATCTAATGGCAATGCTGAAGTTGGAGAATATAGTAAAGGCGTAATTAACCCAATGAGAAGGGGTAATGCAACATCATATGGAGATGATGGTTCTGCTGCAAGATTTTTCTATTGTCCAAAAGTATCCAAGTCAGAGAGGGGTGAGGATAATACACACCCAACAGTAAAACCTCAAGAACTAATGAAGTATCTATGTAGACTAGTTACACCAAAAGGTGGTACAGTTCTTGACCCATTTATGGGTAGTGGTTCTACAGGCATGGCTGCAAAAGATGAGGGGTTTGAATTTATTGGTATAGAACGAGAGAAAGAATATTTTGAGATTGCAGACTCACGAATTAAACAAGCTGCACCACTCATGAATTTTATGTAAGAGAAAGGACATAGAAGTGTTAATCGCAGATGATATTAAATTAGACTATTCAGACGTATTAATTAGACCTAAAAGGTCAACTATGAATACTAGAAGTGACGTTTCTTTAAAAAGAACTCACACATTTTTACATTCAAAGAAAGAGTGGACAGGAATACCAATCATGGCTGCAAACATGGATACAGTCGGTACACCAGAAATGCACATGGCACTTTCTAACTTCAATATGATTACTTGTCCAGCAAGACACTATCTTAGGAATCATCCAGAATCATTTGGTGATGAGTATTCTCTTTGTATGATGGGTGGTATTGATGATATAGATGTTCTTAAAACAAACCAACACTTATATAATTTTATTGGACTAGATGTTGCAAATGGATATACTATTAGGTTTGTTGATGCAGTGAAACGATTGAGAGATACTTGTCCAGACGCAACAATTGTTGCTGGTAATGTTGTTACTGCTGACATGACACAGGAGTTGATACTCTCTGGTGCAGATATTGTAAAAGTGGGTATCGGGCCAGGAAGTGTTTGCACAACACGAATCAAAACAGGTATTGGATATCCACAACTTAGTGCGGTAATAGAATGTGCAGATGCGGCACATGGTTTAGGTGGACATATAATTGCAGATGGTGGATGCACCAGTTCTGGTGATATTGTAAAAGCATTTGCTGGTGGTGCAGACTTTGTAATGATTGGTGGAATGTTAGCAGGACACGATGAATGTGCTGGTGAGGTAATAACAAGATACTATGAAACTGGTGAACAGTGGTTTAATGCAAAAGATGAAACTTACAATCCAGTTGTAGAGAATAAAAAGTTTATGAAGTTCTATGGAATGGCATCTGAAACTGCAATGGAAAAACATGGTAATCACAACAATTATCGTGGTGCAGAAGGTAAGACTGTAGAAGTACCTTATCGTGGTAAGATAGAGGACACTGTAAAGGACATACTAAGTGGGATTCGTTCTGCCTGCACATATGTGGGTGCTAGACATCTCAAGTCATTATCCAAGTGTTCCACTTTTGTTCGTGTGAATAATACCCATAATACAGTATATGAAAATAATTGAAAAAAGTTTTGAAAACATCTTGACTTTTGTTATGAAAACAGGTATAGTGTATATAGATGATGAGGAGTGATTCGTATGAATATTATTTCAGAAGATGTTGTAAAAAGAATTCCCTATGGTGGTTGTCATGGGCCTGCACCAAAATACAAAAAATATGGAACATATCACTCAAGTGAGGGTTCTAGTTGGTATATTGCACAGGTTGAAAATAATGCACCAGCAATGAGTGAAGAATTGTGGAAAATTCGTGAACAATTATCTATTGCAGAAAAACGACTTTTCGATTCTATTATTGAAATGGAAGATGAAGATTTTCCAGAATACACTCCCCCAATGCGTAAACACGGCATAACTGATAAAGGTTTAATGTCTGTATTGTGTGAACGGATGGGTCAAGATACGCCATCATCAATGCAATCTTGGATGTCTTTTCTGAGAAATAAAATAGATAAAGACAAATTAGTTCTAAAAACATCTTGACATTTGTT